GTCCAAAATTGCACGTTCGGCCCTTGCCAGTCCCTCAATGACCCCTGCACTTTGTGCATACTTAATCCCTATTTTATCTGCACTCTCCGCAGACATACAACCCCCAAGAGCTAAATCATCTGCAATCTCATTCATCTCACGACGAATACGTTCTTTGATACTTTCTAAAATATTATCAGCCAATGTTCAAGTCTCCAAGCTTTTTTTTTAGTTTTCGTCCGACTTTTGTGCATCTTTTGCATCAGAACGGAACATATCTATAAAACGACTAGCGAAATTCTGGGTATCCCTCATCCGTTCATTCGCGAGACGCTCCTCATTTATATGAAAATCATCTTCGTTTCTTTTAGCTACATTATCTTCTCTTATAACGGCTTGATCAGTCTGCGCGGCTATACGTTCGCGTTCAATCTCATCATCCGCTATGGCAGTAGATAGTTCAACACCTAATCTCGCGCCAGCCTGTTTCTCTTGGGAAGCCATTCTCATAGATTCCAGTTCGAGTTTTTTAAGCTCTATCTGCTTATCAAGTATCTCATTCTGAACATCAACACCCAAACGAGCGCCTTCGATCTTCTCTTTAGAGGAGATCTGCTCTTTACCGAGCATCGCTCTTAGCTTATCCGCCATTCCTTTACGCTGTACTTCCGCTTGCTTGGTCTCGGCGTCCATCTTCTGGAGTTGAAGAACAGGATCATTCTGTTGTTCGGCATTCTTGGCCGCTTGCATCTCTGCTACATCTTTCTTCAGAAGCTTCTCTGCCGCATCTGCTGTTAACTTAGATAGCTGTACCTCTGTCTCTGCTGGTAGATCTTTATCAAACTCAGGCATTGGTATACCCAACTGCTTCTCTATCTCTCTACGATACTGAAAAGCCACATGTTCCTGTATGTGCGCGGCACCTGCGGCGGCTACAGCCTGTGCATTAGGTGCGTCCTTCATTACCTCTTGTATCTTGGGATCTTGTAGAGCAGACATATGTACACGTATATGACTTTCATGATCCTGATACAAATGGGCCTTCACAGGTTCCCCTGTTATAATAGCCATATTTTCAGCTACAGGGTCCATTGGTTTCATCTCGTCTTCACGAGGAATGATCTTGTCCGCATTCTCTTCGCCCATAGCCGACAGCATTCCTCTGTGCAACTCTTTCAAGTCATATATGTGGGGAGCAGTCTGCGCCATCTGCTGTATAGCCTGATGTCTCATTATCCTGTGCGCCATCGTAGCCGCATTCGGATTAGATACCGGGAGGATATCAACCCTGTCATCATAATCTTCGATACGGGTTACACCTTCCTTAACTTCATATTCGTATTCTTCAGGTGCATATTCCCTCACCAGATTAGCGAGTAACTTAAACTCTTGACGCATGGCCGCATGTATACGAGCATGAACACCCGACATAACTTTCATCCCTCTCTCTAGGATGGCCAATGTTGAACCCACAGGTGCCTGATTACTCATATCAGATACTTTCAGATCCGCGATAGAGGCTATATTTCTACCTTCCTCAACAACATTACCGAGTAACTGATATAATACGGTAGAAGGTTCTTTATAAGGAACAAAAGAGATATTATCTTTTATAGATCCACTCGGAACATCTACATCTCTAAACTCACCCGGTCTCAGAGGAGAATTATCTCCTTTTATTCTTAATCCGCGAGATTTTAACCCGGCAGGAAGGTTAGCCAGCGTTCCTGCGTCAACCAACTGTCTAAGTATTGAGGTAGCGGACTTCGCAATACCTCCCAACAGATGTACAAGGCCGATACCGTAAAAACCCAGACCCGGCAGGTAGGGGTAATGCACGAAAAATTCATTTTTAACTTTATCTTCATCATCTTCATTCCAATTTCTATATATACTTAGGATGATGTTACTGCTCTTCTCTATAGTTATCACATAAGGTAGCGCTATGCCTGTTGGCTCCCCTTCTTCGTCCATATCTTCAAATCCGGGGATATCATATTCAACATGCATCTCCAGAAGCTCATGTCTGTCGTCCTTTTCCGCACTAGGAGCGGTTCCAGCGGCGCTATCTTCACTTTTATCAACATCTGTGTATTCGACAGAGGGTTTTGGTACATCAACCATACGATAAAAACCAGAATACTGGTTTTTTAACAAGTCGTTAGGCCACATTTTCATAACATGCGTGGCTCTGGGGCAAGAAATAAGATCTGTAGTGCCATAAGACACCACAAAATCATCCGCCATCACAAATTTAGAGGTATATCTGTTCAAAGCATGGTCAAAATACACCTTTTTAAATATTGACCCACCAATGGCTAGGTGAAACAGAGCCTGTTCATGCTCGCCGCGATACTCAGTCATGACTTCGGTACACTGATAGTTCATATCACGCTGGACACGCATGGCTCGTTCGTCCAATTCTTGACTCGGCTTGCCAACAACCCGTGTCAAAACAGGCCCGGCGGCAGGAAAAGTCTCATTCATAGCCTCTGCTTGGAATTTAACCACGGCTTCCGTAAGAATAGGGTGAAAAACACCCGAAGCTCCAGCCCAAGGCTGGCTACGATCTTCTATATTAAGCCCAAGAAGAGAAACACCTTTGGTATAAGCCTTCTCCCAAGGCGCTCTGGTACGACGATCATCTGTATAGGCCCCAACAAGTTCACTGCCTATAGCATTCAGAACTTCATCTTCCAACAAGTCTGCTATATTTTCGCCGTGTCCTTCTTCACTCTCGTACATTGTCGCTTCAGGATCGAAATCTACGAGGACAGATCCGTCTTGCTCAACTTCTTCAACAATCTCCATATCAAAATCATCGCCCGGAAGTGCAACCTCTACATCTGTATTGGCTTCAACTTCAATGTCGGACGGAATCAGCTTCTTATCTACGTTAGTTGCCATGATAACCCCTAATAAAAATCATATTTCTTTGCAGGGAGAATCTGAGTATCATCTTCTTCCTCGTCTTGTGTGGTTCTAATAAAACCACCTTGTCTATACCTCATTAACGCTTGTGTCGAGCTATCAACATAATCGTCATGCTCTCCCGCTGGAAATTCAGCAAACTCTTCAATAACTTCATCGGCCCATCTATGATTGGACGCCCATACCACGCCAGAAGCAAATAAATCAGAAACAGCATTTACCCTGCTTATCTTATCGTTACCCCGACTCGGTGTAAACTCACTTACTGGTATACCCATCTCTCTCAATTCATATATAAGAGGGCCTCCACTAGCTCGTTTCTCAACAATAAAAGCTTCTGGTTTCCAATCCTTATAGAACTCCATCGCTACCTTTTTAAGCTCTGGGAACTCCATTCTCTTCCTAAACGCATCTAATAGTATAACATTAGGCATCATTTTACCAGTGTCTGGATGTTCTTTATAAAAAACACCCCAAGTAGTACAAGCCGAGTAATCAGACCGCTGAGTTTTTTCAAAAGCCGTATCCCATGATTGTATCACAAATTCACAAGAAGGCGGATCTTTAGGCTCCCATCTCTGCCACCATTCTCTCTTAACTAAGGCACCTTCTTCAGCGGTAGGTTGCTGTTGGTACTGCGCCATCCATTTTGGAATAGGCAGTTCTTCTTTAATCGCAAGTATCTCTTTCTCCGGCCAGTATTCAGGCCAGATTGGTTTCCCTGAAGGCAATATGGCTGGGAGTTCAATAACTTCCCAGTCCTCGCCTGTTTCTTTCGTAGCCGCCGCTTTTAATACTTGACCTGTAAGATCACGTTTACTCCAGCGGGTCATAACTATAACTATGGCGGCACCCGGCTGTACACGTTGGCGCGGGCCGGAAGTGTACCACTCAAAGACATTATCATAAATCTCTGGCCTTGTTTCGGCTTGCTTGGCTTCCTGCTCGCTATGAGGATCGTCAATCACAATTAAGTCACCGCCACGGCCCGTCATCGTACCGCCTGTACCAAGCGCAAAGTATTCACCTTTATCCGTTGTCTTCCATTTACCCGCCGCCGCCGCGTCAGCATGTACAGCTACGTCTGGGAATACATCGTGAAAGGCGTTATCTCCTATCGTGTCACGAACCTTACGCCCGAAGTCCACTGCAAGATCAGCGGTGTTAGACGCTTGGATTACATACTTATTGGGGTGGTGTCCAAGAAACCACGCCGGAAAAAGATGAGACGCAAACTCACTCTTGGTGTGGCGGGGAGCCATATTAATTATGAGGCGTTTAAGTTCCCCTCTAGCTACTCGCTCACAAGCTTCTGCCATGATCTTATGGTGATATCCTTCAACAAAACCGGGCCAGACTTTCTTTACAAAATATATGAAACTGTTTCTGGCATTCTCACGATCTCTAATTATATCAAGCTTATCCACCAGCGCGAGTATCTCTCGCTGTTGATCTATAGGCAGTTCGGGTAGTCTGTCTAAACAATCTTGAATATTGGCTGGCAACATTTTACAAAGATAACCTAATCCTTGAGTGTTGAGCAAGTATTAAGATTACTCTTCACCCCACTGTGCAGGTGTGCTAACTTCGGTTTCATCAAGTTGGGGGGATACATCGCTTATAATCGACGCTTGGGGAACATCGATTTTAACAACACGGATAGACCGGGCAAGGTTAGGCGTCCGTTCGATGTACCCCCTTCCCTCAAGTTTAGATACAAGAGGCGTCACACTGGATCGGCTCTTAGCACCTAACGCTTTCGCAATCTCGCCAAAAGAAGGAGCATAGTTATGCTCTTCCCAGAACGAGGAAATAAAATCTAAACACTGTCTTTGTCGAGGAGTCAAAAGATCACCTTATGGCTGTAGTAGGGTGGTCGAGAAGGTAGACTTCGTATCTAACGGTCTTGTGGCTTGCGCCGAGCATCGATACTACTGAGACGAGCCGACCACCCAAATATTTATATTATAGTACATGATGTATACATATAAGGTTTGTACGTCAATACTTTTTCTTTTTTCTCGTGAAGCTCCTATACCCCCCTGTCGAATGCGTCTGGGCTTTGGCTCCATAGCTATCTTCTCTAAATACTTTTTTATAATGTTTAAAGCACCAAGAGGTATAGTCATATATGCTATCCCCGCAACATATCGGATTCCGAATATGTCCTCCTTCCTCTA